CCTCAATATGCTAATACCATGGACTACACTAGGATCATCTCGTTTTTAGTCGAGGCTGTGAAAGAGCAGCAAAAGAAAATAGATCTTTTATCTGAAAAACTAGACAAAATAGATGTATAATAGGTAGAATGAAAAAACCAGATCTAAACGATATAGTGAAGCTAGAACAAGCCATCGCGAATAAATATGGGTCAGAGGCAGTCCAAAATCCAAGATCCAATTGGACAAAAGAAAAAGAACTTGATTACCTGCAACGAATAAAAGAAAGATACAAACAAGACCTCAAGCGCTGTGAAGATGGCGAAAAGATTAATAAAGATGGTTTTTTCGTATCAAAAAAACTACTTACTAAAGACGAAGACCGTGTTTGCCCTGCTTGCTTTGAATACTCGTTTGATTTGAAAGACGATTTATATATGAGCAAGCATGACTGCTGTTATAAATGTTATATACATTTTGTTATAAACAGGGAAAAACGCTGGGCAGACATAGACCAAAGAGTAGAGTTTTTAGGAAACTTTTATAAGGGGAAAGATAATGGCTAATATTTTAGATGTTGTTCAAACAATTCAAAACATCGTATCCACCAAAGGATATGATGGGGCGCTTGATGAAGAAGGGAACCCGATCAAGATCGGTCTTGGTAGAGAAGTCGAAAATGTTGTGACAGACAGCAGACTTGTTGATGGATTTAGTGTAAGATTCCAAGGAGATAGACTTGTTCTTGGATATTCTTCTGAGTGTACCATCAAACAAATTCAAAATTCTAATTTTGAAGGTATGGTGGAGCAACACATCGCAGACATCGTTTCTTTCATCAAGAAAGAATACAAGTCGGCTGCTGGATCTGCACTTTCTCTCAAAAAAGAAGGCGAGACCGACATCCTTGTACAAAAGATGTCCAACTTCCGCACTTGGCTTCAATCACACTGCGTATACAAAATCGGTGGTCTTGATATTCCAAGCGACCTTGAAGAAGGAAAGTCGAAAGACATCAATGAGAACATTAAGAATTGGCTTAAAGGCGCAAAAACTAATAACCTACCGTTGTAAAAATGGCTTATACACTTTCTAAAAAAGAAGTCCTATCAGAGATAGTAAAGTGCGGAAAAGACCCCGACTACTTTATTAACAACTACGCAAGGATATCCCACCCAATCCGAGGTCTTGTCCCTTTCAAGACCTATGACTTCCAGACCCAACTGCTGAAAGATTTTAACGACCATCGTTTCAATGTAATTTTGAAAGGTCGCCAGTTAGGTATTTCTACAATTACTGCTGCTTATGTATCTTGGATGATGCTTTTTCACCGAGACAAAAACATTTTGGTCATGGCTACCAAGTTTCAGACAGCAGCAAACTTAGTCAAGAAAGTCAAGGCAATCATCAAGAACCTTCCAGAGTGGATGCAAATAGCAAATATCTCTATCGATAACAGAACTTCCTTCGAGTTATCTAACGCTTCTCAGATCAAAGCCTCTACAACCTCTGGCGATGCCGGTCGTTCGGAAGCTTTGTCTCTCCTCGTAATTGACGAGGCAGCACACGTAGAGGGGCTTGATGAACTCTGGACTGGTCTCTACCCTACTCTATCAACAGGTGGGCGTTGTATAGCGTTATCTACCCCAAATGGTGTGGGAAACTGGTTTCACCAGACCTACACCGACTCCGAAGCAGGTATCAATGACTTCTTCCCAACTGTATTGCCTTGGGATGTGCATCCTGACCGCGATCAAGAGTGGTTCGAGGAAGAGACGAAGAATATGTCTTCTCGGCAAGTTGCACAAGAATATCAGTGCAACTTTAATATGTCGGGAGAAACTGTTATCCATCCTGATGATATGGAGAGAATCAAACAAGGCTTGCAAGAGCCAAAATATAAAACAGGTTTTGATAGAAACTTCTGGATCTGGGAAGAATACCAGCCCGGTAGCACATACCTCTTAGTAGCCGACGTTGCTCGCGGGGATGACAAAGACAGTTCTGTATTCCATATTATCAAATTAGAGACAATGGAGATCATCGGAGAGTATAAATCTAAGATCGCACCAGACTTGTTCTCCAACATGTTAAACGAAGTCGGAAAAGAGTTCGGTGAATGCCTAATGGTTGTCGAGAATAATTCAGTTGGTTTCGCAGTCTTGGACAAGCTAAGGGACTTGACCTATCCAAACCTTTATTATTCAGTCAAATCAACGCACGAATATGTAGAACAATATATAGGTGAAACAAGCTCAAACGCGGTTGCTGGTTTCTCCACCACCTCCAAGACCAGACCTTTGATCGTCGCAAAAATGGAAGAATTCATTAGAAATAAACTAGTTACAATATATTCTGCTAGACTATTTAATGAGTTAGAGACATTTGTCTGGCAAAACGGTCGACCCCAAGCAATGCGTATGTATAACGATGATTTGGTTATGGCTTTTGCTATAGGTTGCTGGGTTAGGGACACAGCCCTAGAAACGAACCAACGAGATGTAGAATACACGAAAGCTTTCTTGAGCACAATGACCAGCACAAGGAGCCAAATAAATACTACGATTGAGGGACAACAGGGCTATAAACCCATTGCAAAGAGTGCTAGAATAGAAGAACAACAGCAATTCAACTGGATTCTTAAAGGATAAAAATAATGGCTCCCCAAAACGGAAAGAATGTAAGAAATCCCGCAGCCCCTCTTTTTAAGAGATTGACTAAACTCTTCTCTGGTCCTATTGTTAATTACAGAGCACAGAATGTAAATCAAAACAGAAGAGCACCACTCGAAAAATACTCAACAAAGTTTCAATCAGCCTCTGGTAAAGATTTCAAAAAATTGGGATACAATCCATTTTCTGATTTAGCTGCTAATGTTTATCAAAACCAGTCTAGATTACAAAGATATGCTGATTTTGATCAAATGGAGTTCGAGCCGATCATCGCTTCTGCTCTAGACATTTATGCAGATGAGATGACGACTTCCTCGAATATGCAACCCCTCCTGAACATTCACTGTCAAAATGAAGAGATTAAGATTATTCTTAACTCACTATTTCACAATGTTCTTAATATAGAACACAACATCTTTAACTGGTGCAGGACTCTATGCAAATACGGAGACTACATTTTGTATCTAGATATCGACGACAAAACAGGTGTCGAGAATGTTATCAACCTCCCGATGCGAGAAGTGGAAAGACTAGAGGGTGAAGATAAAACAAATCCGAATTACGTCCAATATCAGTGGAATTCTGCTGGAATGACTTTTGAGAACTGGCAGATTGCTCACTTCCGAGTCTTGGGAAATGATAAGCATACCCCTTACGGTACCTCCGTCCTTGACCCATCCAGAAGAATCTTCAGACAACTCAGTCTTCTCGAAGACGCTATGATGGCTTATCGTATTGTTAGGTCACCAGAACGTCGTGTGTTTTATGTTGATGTTGGAAACATGGCTCCAAACGATGTTGAACAATATATGCAAAAGGTCATGACTTCCATGAAGCGCAACCAAGTTGTTGATGCTGATTCGGGTCGTGTCGACCTTCGCTATAACCCAATGTCTGTCGACGAGGATTATTTCGTTCCCACTCGCAACGGTCAATCAACAAAGATTGAAAGTCTTCCCGGAGGCACATACACCGGCGACATCGACGATGTTAAATACCTAAAAGATAAACTATTCTCGGCACTTAAGATCCCACAATCCTATCTTTTTCGTGGCGACGGTGCTGATGAGGATAAAGCAACACTCGCTCAAAAGGACATTCGTTTTGCGAGAACAATCCAGAGATTACAAAGGGTTGTTATAACAGAGTTAGAAAAGATTGCTATTATTCATCTTTTCACCTTGGGGTACAGAGAGAACGATCTTATTTCTTTTAAACTCTCGATGAATAATCCTTCCAAGATTGCAGAACTCCAAGACTTGGAACAGTGGAGAACTAAATTTGATGTCGCTTCCGCAGCCGCAGAAGGCTTCTTTTCGAAGCGTTGGATCGCAGAAAACCTTTTCGCCATCTCAGAAGAAGAGTTCCTGCGTAATCAGCGTGAAATGTTCCATGATAGAATAGTC